TCACCGGTTATAAGAAATGCCGTTTGGGATTGGTATTCATCGGTAGTAACGAAAAGATTGCACAATGATAGCCAACAATTAATTGTGTTTACACGTTGGCACGAAGATGATTTAATCGGAATGATTCAACACAAAGAAGAAGTTATAACAATCAAATCTATTGACGAAATCCACAATCTGGATGAAAATTTTGATGGGTGGGTTAAGATAAATTTGGAAGCAATTAAGGTTGGACCGCCAACATCACTTGATAAAAGAAATGAAGGTGAACCGCTTTATCCGGAAAAACACGCATTGAAAAAGCTAATAAAAGATAGGAATTTAGATCCGGAAAAGTTCGAATGTATGAATCAAGGCAATCCAACATCACAAGAAGGTTTACTTTACTATCCATTTAAAACATACTTACGTTTGCCGGAAGTAAAAGAACGAAAGAATTATACTGATTCCGCTGATAGTGGTGTTGATTACCTTTGTTCGATTAATTACGCAATACCAACGGATGCTGAAGATTCAAACATTTATGTTACTGATGTTTTGTATACTCAAAAAGGTGTTGAATTTACAGAAAGCGCAATGATTGATTTGCTTATAAAAGATAATATCGGAGTTGCAGATATTGAACGCTCTCCTGGAACGCGACTATGGGCCGAAGCAATTTCAAGGGCGGTGATAAACACTTGCACGATTAACGTATTTAGTCAAACGCATAACAAAGAATCAAGAATATACACCAATAGTGCAACGGTAAACAGAAGATTAATATTTCCGGAAGATTGGTATATTAAATGGCCGGAGTTTTTTAACCACGTTAGATTGTATAAAAAACTATTCAAAGCAAACAAGAATGATGATAGCGCGGATTCATTAACCGGTGTTATTGAAATGTCAAATCAACGGCATTTTTATGTAGATTAATTAATTAAAAAAAAAGTTTAACTTTGTAAAAAGATTTTATAAATGGGTATATTCTCAAATTGGTTTCAAGATAACACCGAAAGTCCGGAAGTGTCTATTTACCAAATAGGTTCAAATTTCGACATTGGCAAGACTGAAGGTGTAATTGAAAAAGGTTATATTTCAAACGGTGATGTATATTCAATAGTTAAAAAGATTGCCGACAATGCAAAACACATTCCGCGTGAACTTTGGCGCAAAGATGGTGACGATTGGGTGAAAGTTACTGAAGGAGATTTATGGGAAATTGTAACCAAAAGACCAAATGACCAACAAAACATTCACGATTTTATTGAGCAATCTGTTACAAACTTATTAACAAAAGGCAATACATTTAGACGCGGAAGGAAAACACCTGGATTCGGTGAAGCATTTCAAGAAGTTATAATGGTGAATAATAATATTTTAACTATTGATTGCAAGATTGAAGATTTTAACTACATACCTAAACAATACAAATTAGAGTTAGGAAAGAACAAATTGATTGTTCCGGTTGAAGATATGAACCACGTTAAGTTTTACAATCCTTCAGATTATGGTATGGTTTCTTGTTTGGGCCTATCACCTTTACAAGCCGGATTGCTTTCTTTGGTTGCTTCCAATGATAACAAAACCGCGCAATCTGTTTTGGTACGAAATCAAGGAATAAGGGGGTTAATCACTTCGCGTTCTGATAGAGCGCAAACACCGGAAGAAAGAAATCAAATACAACAAGCGGCTGATAATCGAATGATGGGCGCAAGTAAATTTGGAAAAGCAATTGCAACTTCAGCGAATGTTGACTTCATTCAGATGGGAATGGATGCTACACAACTAAAGATTATTGAAAGCGCGGTGATGAAGCTAAGAGATTTATGCAATCTTTATGGTGTTGATAGTTCACTCTTTAATGATCCGGCCAATAAGACTTATAACAACCGAAAGGAAGCGGAAAAAGCAATGTTTACAAATGCGGTTATTCCGGTAAATGAAAAAGATATTCACAGTTTAAGCGAATGGTTGCTTCCTGGATGGAATGAAAGAGATAATACAACGTATGAAATTCGTCAAAATCTTTACGCTATTCCGGTACTTCACGAAGATGAAGATAAGAGAGCCGCGAAACAAGAAAAGATTAGTAAAATATTTATTAGTATCTTAGAAGCGCAAATATCAAATGAGCAAAAAGTGTTTTCATTAATGCGTTCACTTGATTATTCTGAAGATGAAGCAAAAGAAATTGTTGGAAATGAAACACAAGAAATTGAGTAAAGGACAAATTGAAAAGTTAAAGAAAGCAAAGATTAAATCTTTGAATGAAAACAAACTGATTAAAAAATGATTATAACCGGAAAAATATTTGCAACCAAAAAAGAAGAAATTGATTATCTTGTTAAGCACAAGAAAGAAATAATCGAGTTTAAAAAAGCGGTTGTTAAACATACAACACCAACAACAACTGAAGCGGAAAACAGTTCGACATTTAAGGCTTTAAGCACTTCAAAAGAGAATGATACCGATTCAATTATTAAAAGAACGGTAATAGGCAACACTTATAATTGGTTAGATTCTCACGGTGACGTTCATTTGGATGGTACTTTTGGAAAATCTATTTCAGAAAGACAGAATAAAATTTGGCACTTACACGATCACGAACAAAAGATTACTGCAAAAGTTGGTATTCCTTCAAAGATTTATGAAGAAAAAATTGAATGGTCCGACTTAGGAATTAAGAAAGCCGGAACAACAACGGCGTTAATGATGGATTCTAATATTAGAAAAGATTATAACAATTTAATTTTCCAGGAATACAAAGATGGAAACATTGACCAACATTCAGTTGGTATGTATTATGTTAAAATAGATTTTGCGGTTAATGATAAGGACCACAAAGCAGAATTTAAAACGTGGAATGATAACATTGAAAATATAGGAAATCGCGAAAAGGCTGAAGAACTTGGTTATTTTTACGCGGTCAAAGAAGCAAAATTAGTTGAAATTAGCGCGGTGTTACAAGGTAGCAATGAACTAACACCAACAATTGAAGCCAAAGATATTGAGCCGGAGCAATCCACTCAAACAAATGAGCCGGAAAAATCCACTCGAAAGAATAATAATTTACGAAATAATTTTTTAATTTAAAATAAACAAAATGTTTAAAAGAAAAACGGCTGAAGAAATCAGCAAATTAAATGAGGTCGAAATAAACGACTATCATACGGCTTTAGAAAAGCACAGAGAAGAAAAAGAAACTGAATTGAACAAATCAATTTCAGAAAAAGCAAACGCAAGTGATGTTGCTGAATTAAAAACTTTGGTTGAAGGGCTTAAAGTTTCAGAATTCGAAGCAATGAAATCAACTTTAAAAGCTCAAGGCTCTGCAATGGCAAAATTAGTTGAACAAGTTGAAACTTCAACTTCAAAAGAAGGTGTTTCATTTACTGCGGCGGTTCTTAAAGGATTAAAGGAAAATTCTGATAGACTTAAAGAGGTTTTAAAAGAAGGTGCCGGAACTGTAAAGTTAGAAATCAAAGCGAGTCAATCGGCTGCGGATATTAATTCCGGTACTGATTATGCTTATGGTGAACCAGGAGTTGGCCAAATAGCAACAAGACAAGCATTGATGAAATCTTTGTTTCCGGTTCAAGGTATTTCAACGGAATATTTGAAGTACAATGACCAAGAAACAATTGTACGTGATGCAAAAAATGTTGCCGGTTGTGCTGCTTCAACTCACACTTCAAAAGTGACTTGGCAAGTTAGAACTCTACAAATTAGTAAGGTAAGAGATTTTGTTGACGTTTGTGTTGATATGATGGAAGATTATGATTTTGTTGAAGGTGAAATCAGAAGCCTTGTAGATACTGATGTTGCTTTAAAAGTAGATCAACAACTTTTACTTGGTACCGGTGTTTATCCGGAACTAAATTCCGTTGATGCGGTTGCTTCAACATTTGGTGCGGGAAGTTATGCACTTGCAATACAAGACGCAACACTTATCGATTTAATTAAAGTTGGTGCGGCTCAAATATCTGATTTCGGACAGAACAATAAATTTATGGCTAACACGGTTCTTTTGAATCCGGTTGATGCTACTCAAATGCAATTGTTAAAGAATGCAGACGGAAATTATATGGTTCCAAATTGGATTACTTCTGATGGTGTTAATATCGGAGCGATGCGAGTTATTGCAAACCAATTAGTACCGGTTAATGAAGCGTATATTTTTGATTCTTCTAAAGGAACAATTTTCCAACGTAGAGGTGCAACGGTTGAATTAGCTTTTGAAAACAGAGAAAATTTCGAAAAGGAATTAGTAACTGTTAAGGCTTACGAACGTTTAAACTTCAGAGTTAGAAATGTAGATGCTAACGCATTTTTACACATTCCTTCAATTACAGCGGCGGTTGCAGCTATATTGAAACCATAGTAATAGTTTACTTTATAATCGCGCACTTCCTTCATTGGTTGTGCGCTTTTGTAGTTAAAAATAAGATGTTATGATTAAATTAATATTAACAGTAAAGCACCGAACAATTGGAGAAGCGGGAACAGAATTTGAAGTACCTTCAGAAAATGTTGAAGCCTGGATTGAAAGCGGAAAAGCAAAACTACCGGAATCAGAAAAGCCGAAGAAAGCAAAAAAAAAAGATTCGAAAAAGTAAATGATTTAATAAAAAAGATTTTTAAATAATGGCAATTTTACAACCTTCTGATTTTACAGATAATCCAATTTATAATATTGCGTTAACGCTTCAAGCGGAAACCGAACTTGATGCGATGATTGAAGATGTTGAAAAAAACACTTTGCAAGAATTATTGGGCTGCGAATTATACACTTTATTTATTGCAGACTTAACGGCAACAACTCCACAAGTTCCACAAGCAACAATTTACTTAGATATTTTTAACGCTTTTTGTTTCGATCACGTTCTTTGTGGACCGCAAACAAGTAAAGGAATAAAAGATTTATTAATGGCTTACACCTACTTTGAATGGCATAGATACAATTTAAACAAATCAACTTCAACCGGTGTTGTTCGCGGTGATTCTGAAAATTCAAATTCAGTTTCCGCGCAAGGCTTCGGAATTTATAACAAATATAATCGAGGGGTTGAAAGTTACCGAAGTATTCAACAATATATTTCAGATAATTCAGCCGATTATCCTACCTTTGAAGGAAGAAGAAAACATTTTAATTCCGTATTATGAGCGCACCAATTACAATAACATTTCAATTTTCTGATGGAACTTCACACAATGCGAGTTTAACCGAAGCGAGTATTTCACAAGCTATTTGTTACAAATACGGTTGGAGTATTGCGCCAATAGTTGCCGGATTAGACCAAGCACCAACATACACAATTGAAGTTTCAAATAATAATATTGATTTCTTTCCTTATGAATCAAGGGTTGAAGATGCGGCAATTGGTCAAGCATTTGATGATACTCATTTAGATTGGTTGTATATTAGAATCAATTACAACGCACAAACGAACACAACCGGGACAGTTGAATTTCCTTTAATACTTAAATAAAATATGGCTTTACCGGTTATACATTTAGATAGAGAAAGCGCGTCCGCAGCGTTTACCGGTTGGTCCGGTGAAGTTGCAAACTACTCCAATCTACCTTTGGCGGCTTCCGTTGTCGGTCAATTTTGGATGGTTTTAAATTCAAGCGGATCAAGATTCTTGTTAAATTACAAAGCTTCGGGCTTATATTTAAGTGAATCGGGAAGTTGGAGAAAGATTAACAACGCACAATTATTGCTAAATGACGCACAATTTGCCGTTTACAATACAGCGGATAACACAAAACAAATTGCTTTTGATGTTTCAGCAATTGCAACGGCAACAAAAAGAACTGCAACCTGGCCTAACAAAGATGGAACAGTTGCTTTTACTTCTGATGTTGTAAGCAATCATAATTCACTTTCCGGTATTCAAGGCGGTGCTGTTGGTGATTATCAACATTTAACAACCGTTGAATTAAAT